AAAAGTTTTTCCAACGTATTTTTTCAAATGTAATCATGTTCTTCAGGTGGAATTACAATGTCATTTCGAGTAATGATAGCATACTCATATCCATGCATATGGCAAGTTTTCATCATCAACTCTTCATCAACTTCAACTACATTCATCTCAGGATATCCCACATCTTCTAACATCATAGCATATCTGTCGGCATCGTCTTCTTCCTCAAAGATATACAATATTTCTCCTCCTCCTTTCTTGTTTTCTACAGCATAAGCACCTGCCTTTTCTTTTCCATCCATAGTCAATATGAACATCATATTAACTCACATGCCTCTTGATAAGTATCTTGAAGCATTCTCTGAATCCTTGACTTATCCAAATCAACTTGTGCCTCTTCCACATACCTATTAAGAATAGAAAGGGTATCTTCTGATTCAAAGGCTTCAAAGTTTTCTGCATCATGAAGAATAAAATTCTCCACGACCTTCAATTCAGCCACATTAGCATTATACAACTTATCGATAAATTTTTCAAATTTTACTTGATTACTTTTTTTTCTTACAACCACCTTAACTATCTTATCTTCTAATTCTCTTGCATCAAACAATTGATAATCTTGATCATTATAATAGATTACCTTATGAAGTCTATATGGATTATTAACTGGAGTATGCTCTAGTGTTTCTGTATCAAATAAATGGAATCCTCTATTAACATCATCTACATCATTCCAAAACATCTCATAAGGATTACCCAAATAATAAATGTTATCTTGATTGGATCTACAATGATAATGACCAGAAAAGGTCTTTTTAAATTTCTTAAATATACCCCAATCCATACCATGTTCCATCATATGTCCTGGAGTTGCTCTGAATCCATTCAACTCAAGATGTCCCATACAAACAGGAGAATTTGACTTATTAATCATTGCAACACTTTTCTCCTCATTTTCCTTATTAATCCAAGGCACAAGAAGAATACTTAACCCACCTACTTCTATAGGAACTGTTTCTTCATAGATGGGAATATTATCATACTCTCTCAATAAAAGATCTATTGCATTTACATCATTTGTATTCTTATAATATATGTCATGATTACCTACGATAGTATGGACTGTAATACCCATATCTTTTAACCGATCAAAATAATGATCTTTAGCCCATGTTAGTGCAGCAAAATCAATTCCCTTTCTACTATCAAAGGTATCACCCATATTAATAACCGTAGTGATACCTTCCTTCTCTAAAGTAGGAAAGAAAACATTTTCATAAAACTTTAGAAAATAATCGTGGAAAAGTTTAGAGTTTTTACGACACCCAAAGTGTTGGTCTGTTATAATTGCAACTTTCATTAATTACGAAGTTTTGCATGTACAGCATCTTTAATGGAATTATACTCTGAAAAGTTGTCTCCGTCAATCTTATTACTGTCGTCGAATACTTCATTATATCCAGACTTCTCAATAATCTTATTCTTAATTTCTAACTGACGTTTCTCTCTTTGTATTCTGCGGAGAAATGCATAATGTATAATCTGCGTAAAGTATGCAAAAGGATTACGGGATTTCTCAGGATTAAAATTATGAATGTACTGAACACAGTTCTCTATCCCATCGGATATCATGTCCTCCTTGAACATGTAGTTAACAAAGTTTGGCTTAAAGGATAGATGATTTGCAATCTTTAAGAAACACTCACCTATGTACCTTGGTATAACTGGTTTAGTTTTATCTTGCAGTCTTGCTATTTCTATGTCTTCTTGATATCTAATCAAAGCAGCAAGAAACTCTTTATTATTTACATAGTGCTCCGACCTTTTTCTTTTAGCCATAGTTTTACCTGGTTGTATTGGCATGGGTCTTTATCACTATTATGTAGATATTATAACACTTCTAACCCAAATTGACAAGGTGACAAGGTGACGGACTTGACAACATGATAAAATACCATTAGAATATTGGTGTTGCCAATCAAAAAGTATATCTTAATTACCTTTATATAGATTCTCTAAGATATCTTTAGCATCATTTATATTTGATATATATCCTAATTTTCTATTAAGTTTATATTTACTACTACCATCTCTAGAGGCTGCTCTCTTAGCATACGTTTTATGCATAGAAATCATTTCCATATCACTTGATTCTGACATTGTAATAACATTATCCATATCAATCAAAAACATATCATCTTTAGTTGTTCTTAACCAAGGTTCTAATTTATACCCAACAGTTCCTGTTCTACCTTTTATCTCAGTTATCATAACGGGATTTGAAAGAAGTAATAATAATCTATCTTCTTCTTCACTAGGAGCCACTTTACAAAAGATCTCCTCTCCTGATTTTAATTTTATTGTTGCGTAAAAATCGTCTTCTATCATTTTTTTAATTGTATAGTGATTATTTCATAATTAAAATTTTCTTCGTTATAAATTTTTATTCTTTCTATAAGATGATTTAAAGTGTAATTTTTTCTAGAATTATGTGTGCAATCATCAGATATATCATATAAAGTTGCCTTCACTTTGTTTTTTCCTTTTCTAAGAACTCGTCCAATACTTTGAAGATTTCTGATTCGGGACTTACTTGGAGAGGCAAAGATAACGTTATGGAGATTTTTAATATTGATACCAGTAGAAAAAGTTCCATAGGAAGCAACTATGATAGCATTGTTTTCTTTTTCAGTGATTTCTCTAACTAATTCTCTCTCTTCAGCATCCACTCCACCATGAATAAAAAATACTTTACGTTCATCTCTTTTATTTGTATTTATCTTCTCATATAATACTAAACCATGAGCCTCAACTCGACTATACAAAACAAGAGTATTACCTTTTAGATCTAAAGTTAAATTTTTTATAAAGTTATTTCTTTGTTCATGTGATATCAGATATTCTATTTCATCATTATAAGTTTCAAATTTTTGTGGTGGATGTTTAAGTACAAGACATTGAATATCAAGTTGGGAGAGATGACCTTCTTTCATTAATTCATCCGTTCTTGTTACTTTATAAGATGGGCCAAACAATCCCTCTAATACCCACTTATGTGTTTGTGTTCCATCAAGTGTGCCAGTAAATCCAAACCTAAACTTAGCATGATGTAATTTTGTCATTATAGATATTAAAGACTTCGACTTAAAGAGATGTGCTTCATCTCCTATAACTACATTGTAATCTTCAAAGAATGACCTTTCTAGTTTATATACAGATTGCCATGTGGTAATTGTTACTGGAAACTCATTTGTTTTTTCTTTACCTGCATATATCTTGTGACAAAATGAATCAGCATCCCAACCGTAATCTAAAAAGTCCTTATACATCTGTTCTACGAGAGATGTCGTTGGAACGACTAAAAGGATTTTTTGCCCTTTCTCAACGTAATATCTTACAAGAGAGTAAATCATCAACGATTTGCCTGAAGCAGTGGGTGATATCAATAGCTTTCTATTATGTCTTAAGGCATCGTATACTCCCTCTACTTGGTATTTCCTTGGTTGATGACTGCAAATAGATCTCATATAATCTTTTACACCATCATATGATATTCCCTCATTAACTTCAAAGGGAGCACCATAGTAATCATTATCCTCAAACTTATATGTGTAATCGTGTCTATCACAGAAAGCAATAATCTTATCTAATAATCCTACATATATCTTTTTTGATCTCAAATCAAATAGGTGAATCTCTCCATTCCAATTCCTATTACGATATTGAGGCATAAACTTTGCACCCTCTACCTCAAAGGTAAAGTAGTCTCTTAACTCATACTCGATATGAGGTTCAGAATTAATTTTTAAAAATACTTCGTTGGCCTTCGATATCACCACATTGGCCGTTGTGTCAATCACTTAACCCATGCATCTATGGGTATTTATGAAGTATTGTCAAGTTAAAAATAATTTATATTTAGAGTTACTCTACATGGTTCATCAGTACAAGTTGATCCTGCATGTTTATAATAAGTAGGAAATGTTACGAAACGATTTTCAATACTTTCAACTTTTGTACCATTTTTAAATTCAGTATAACCATTATTAGTATTAAGATATAGTATTGATGTAAATGAATCATTAAATTCATTATCAACATGATATCCATGTTGAACTATTTTTTCTGTTCTTGGATTTAAATTTATTTTTGCACGTATTAAAGACCTAATTGGAATATAAGGAAGTAGTGGTTCTACAAACTGATAATATAATTCAGTTGCTGGAATATTATTTTGATAAAACGTATGAGCCAACATGAAATTATAAATTGGATCACACTGAAGATCCTCCTTTGGGATTACTACACTCGTATACCAAGGAATGTCTCTCATAAGAAGTTGAAATTTTTTAAAGATCTCTACTGGCATAAAGTTATCAATAATTTTTACACTCATTAACCTAAGCCTGAATTAAATCTCATAAACTCTATTGCATTTTTTATCTGGAATGTTCTGTTCTGTATTACCTTAAGAATGCTTTCAAGGTATACTAACATTGTATCAT